ACTGCTCTGGATAATATCCAGGCAGAATACGACGGGTTTTATGGCGTTGCCATTTTCAGTCGGGTGCAAAGCGACATCATCACGACAGCGGTTGACTCCACCAGCCTTGTCGCGTTCATGAGTGGCCAGGATAAAATCGCGGTCGTCCAGGAATCAACTTCTGACATCAAGAGTTCGGCATACGACCCCACCGCAACTTTACCGGATGCGGATACACCTTCAATCATGCGTGGCCAGAGCATCGGAAATGTATTGCATAACTGGCATGGCGAAGACAATGAGGGCGAGGATTGGGCACTGCTGTGTAATCGCCTGGCAGTGAACCCGGACACGGACGCTTCGATCTGGACCTATGTGCAATTGAGCGGTGTAACAATTCAAGCGCTCACGGATACTGAAGGTGGTAATCTCGACGGAAAGCGGTCGAATTATTACAACAGTTTTGGTGGCCTGGGCGCTACCGGAACTGGTATCCTCCCCGATGGCAAGAAGGCCGACGAACTGATTATGAAACATTGGCTGGCTGCTCGCGGTGCTGAAGCCATTTCCCAGATTCTTGCCGATGCGACCGGCAGGGGTTCCAAGATTCTTTATTCCGATGCCGGTTTCCAGACTTTTGTGGGAGCTTGCAAAGCAGTTCTTGAACGTGGCGTTCAGGCTGGTCATTTCCTGGCCGGAACAACTGTGGTGGTCGTTCCCTTGCTCCAGGATGTCTCCGCCGACGACAGGAAAGCCAGAAAACTCACAATCACTTTGGGTGCCCAACCTGCGGGTGCGGTCGAAAAGGTCGCGGCTTCTGCGTATATCTCTGTCAGCTTCGTGTTGTCAGTATAACAAGAAAGGTAGATTATTATGAATGTGAATCCCATTGCAGGAACGTACAGCGCAAACCGTGTCGTCTTCACTTATGGTGGGGTATTGCTCACAGGGATGGATGATGGTGATGACGCTGTGACCGTGGAGCAGGACACCGAAGACTGGGACGATATGGTGGGTATAGATGGAGAAGTCGTGCGGTGGTTAACCAATGACGAACGGACCCTTATCACTGTTCGGTTCATGCCGACCGCCAAAGCCATTCCTATTCTGGATGCGTTCGCGCAATTAGACAAGGCGACCGGCTTTGGTGCGAAGCCCTTCACTATTGCCAACCTGAATGCGGCTGGCCTGGACGCTGCCGAAGCTCCGATGGCGTGGATCAAAAAGCGTCCGAAAAAGCAATATGGCAGAAAACCCGGATCTTCAATATTCTTGTTCCGGTGTCCGGCTTTGATTGACTCAAACGGAGCAATCGTCGGAACACCCGCAGGAAATTAAGGAGTAAGACATGAGGACCGAAGTTAGCTTCACAGCCACCAGGGTTGATGGCAGTAAAATCGAATATAAGACGATCCAGTTCGGAGCGTTTGAAGGTCTTAATCTATTGGCTATTCTTGCCAAAATATTGGGAAATTCTATTGGCCACTTGATTCAATCCATCGAAGGGTCTAACAAGCCCACCGATTCAAAAAGCCTCCAGGAGATCACAGCGAAGATTAAAGGTGCCATGAGCAAGGTAGACGAAGACCTTGACGTGAACGGCATTGAAGTCGGTCGTGCCATTGTGACATTCATCGGAGAATACGAGGAAGCTGGTGGGGTCGCATTTATTGCGAGACTGTTGAAAAATACGTCTATTCGCATGGACGGGTCTGAAGCTGGTGGGGTCGCAACCGGCGGCCACCAGTGGGTCCAAGTGGGCGAGTTCTTTGAAGTGATTTATCAGGGAAATTACATGGAATTATTCGAGGTCGTGTATCATGTAATTCGTGCCAATTACTGGAAAGCCTTAAAGCGCCCTTTCGGGAAGTAGAGCTTCGGTCGGAAAGCTATAACGAAGCTCAATCCGTGGTTGCGGATGTTTTCAAGGACTCGAATATCAACTGGTTGCTCTGGCGAATTTGGCAGCAAGGGCACGACCCATTGAATGATATTCAGTCGAAATGGTCTGTGGAAGATATATTCGAAGCCCACGAAGTTCTGAACCTTGACATTATGGCCAAAGACAGAACAGAAGCTCATATGGAACGCAAGCATCACAAGGATTAATGATGGCGACATTGCGGAATATCTTCACTAAATTGGGGTTCAAGGTTGACACCTCCGGCATTGATGCAGCGGAGAAATCCGTCAAAAAATACAAAGCGGAGATGCAAAAGCTCGCTGCGGTTGGTGCGGTTATTGCGGGAGGCCTTGCGTACGCCAGCAAGAAGGCAGGGGATTTTGATTATGCCATGGCTGAAGTCTCGACGTTGGTCGATACCAGCACCGTTGATATGGGCAAATTGAATACTCAGATGCTCGCGTTGGCCAGGCAATTTGGAGAAATGCCTGTTGATATGGCGAAATCCTTGTATACGACTATTTCCGCAGGTTTCGGAGATGCTTCCCAGGCAACTATGCTCCTTGAGGCTTCATTGAAGCTGGCTAAAGGAGGTGTGACCACTACGCAAATCGCTGTAAACGGTTTGACCACTGCGTTGAATAGTTATGGTTTGGATGCTAGTCATTCGACCGATATTTCAGACGCAATGTTCGTGGCGATGAAGGCAGGAAAAACGACCATTGAAGAACTTGCAACCGGCATGGGAATGGTTACACCAATGGCTTCAGCCTTAAATATTCCATTACATGAATTGCTTGCCTTGACATCTGCATTAACCCTGGGTGGTCTGAAAACGGACATGTCGTTTACTTCGCTCCGCGCAACTTTATCAGCTATTTTGTCGCCTTCCACTGCTGCGTTGGGAATTGCGAAGAAGTATAAGTTTAAGATGTCTGCTTCTGCTGTGAAGGCCATGGGACTGGCGAATTGGCTTAAACTGGTCAAGGAGCGTGTCGGTGATAATCAAGAAGCTATGGCTAAATTATTCCCCAACGTGCGAGCGCTCACCGGTGTATTGGCGTTGGTTGGCAAGCAGGCAGGCAAAGTTTCACAGATTATGGGACAAATGGACAACCGGACCGGCCAGACCGAAATCGCGTACAAGAAGATTTCAAAGACCGCAGCCGCTACATTCAAGAGGATGCATGTTTCAATCGTGGTGCTTGCTACTACGATAGGAAAGCAACTGCTCCCGATGTTGGCTAAAATGTTCGTTGCTGTTTCCAGGGTTGTAAATAATATACAGGGATTTTCGGAGGCTCACCCGCTACTGACGAAAGTCATCGCGGTTATGTATGGCCTGCTTTCTGTGATCCTTTTGGTTGGTGGAGCTTTGACCATTTTGACCCCCATGGTTGCGCTGCTAACCTCGGAAACAATGATTGCCCTGGCTCCTATCTATTTGATGATTATCGCAATCACTTTGGCTCTTGGTCTGTGGTTGCTCATCATTGACGATATTATATGCGGTTTCACTGGTGGGAAGTCTGCTATAATTGATTCACTGAAGCTTATCGCCGGTCAGTTGTGGTGGTTATTAGGGGTCGCCTGGGATGTTGGAAAAGCCATTGCAAGTCCATTGATACAACCATTTATAGACGCTTTCAAATTCGTCAAAACAGCTATGAGCGAAGGGCTTTCGGTGGCCTGGGAAGAATACCTGAACGAAGGTTTCGGAAAAGACAGGATGCGGAAACTAGGGGACGCAGCCAAGCCATTCCTGGGAAGAAACATTGCGACGATTCCCGGTTCGGAATATGCGTCATTCGATCCAACCCGTGAGGCTGTGGCGCGAAGCCAAGCGAAACAGAACAATATTGTCATTGGCAGTTTGCAGACAACAATCGAGGGCAGCACGAATATGACTTCATCGGAAGTGACCGACGCTACGACCCAGGGAGTGAATGTTAGTTTGCAGGAAGCCATTAAGGAACTGAACTATTCGACTGAGGGAGCAGCCACATAATGGCCCTTGATATTGTTATACGAAAACCAGCATTCAAGGGAGCTGCCATTCAGGCGGAAAGCGATTTATGGCCTGGACCCTTGGACTTGTTCGTATTCGATGCGGTGTTAGAAGAAGTTCATGAACACGAAGCGTCAGTGACCAGATATCCTGTTGAGGTCGGAGCGGATCGTGCGGATCACAAACAAGAGAAGGTTCGCAAGTTCAGGGTGACTGGTGTCTACACCAACACACCGAATGAAGTTCTTGAGCAGACACCGAGCAGAGATTTTGAGGGCTGGCGAATTCTTGACGGGTTGGTTGGGACCGCTGAAACCGTCAATGTTGTGACCCGTATGCAAACATACAAGGAAATGTCTGTTGTTAAGGTGTCCGTGAATAGAAATCCCAAGACCGGCCAGTCCATAAATGCCACCGTGACATTCGAGGAGTTCTTGACCACCGAAGCACAGGTCGTGGATGTTCCTGGGCGTAAACGCAGCAAAGCGGTAAAAAACGACGCGACCACCACGAAGGACCAGGGCAAGAAACGCACAACGGCTGCGACCAAGCAGGAAGAAAAAAAAGTACAATCGCTATTGAGTGATTTTTGGAGCGGCTAATGCAACGTATTGAACTGAACAGTATTGATCCTGATTATGTGTTCACCGTGGACATTGATTCCAAGGTGTATCGCATTCGGCTCCAATGGTGTGACCGGACTGCATCATGGTATGGCCACATCGCAGATGACGGAGATGAGCCAATTGTTTCAGGGTGCAGATTATCTGTAAACTATCCTCTTTTCTGGCGTTCGCGTGATACGAGAATGCCTAAAGGAATATTCTTGGTAATATCCATTATACCTGGTGGGAGCATTACCCGTGACAACCTTGGCACAGAAGTCAATATCCTTTATCTGACACAAGCAGAATATTATTCCATTATTGATGATGCTCGTATAAGTTCCACACCCACTATCACGGCAACCTTGAGGCAATAATTGTGAAGCGCAAACGTATCGTCAATGTTGAGGTTGGCCGCCCAGGTGAGAAGGGCAAGCGGTGGCATACGCTTAAAATGACATTTAAGATTGAGCGTGACGATTCAGGGAAGCCCGACAAGGGTAGTGTCCAGATATACAACCTCAATTCTGACAGCATCAAATATATTCAGAAACCAGGCAATCAAGTCTTTCTGTACGCTGGCTATGAAAACAACGAAACACTTCCTCTCATGTATAGCGGCGATATTCGGGAAGCGAAAGAAACCATTTCCGGTGTCAGTAATATCATGACAATTACAGGCAAAGACGGAGGAAATTTCTATACAAAAAGCAAGTTTTCCAAGACCATGAAGGGTCCGGTGAATAAGCTGGAAGTCGTGAAATCTCTGGCTGCGTCCGCTGGGTTAACTTTGAAATCTTTGCCTGCTTTGATTAAAGGCGATACTACACAATTCATGAATGGGTTTTCTTCTAATGGCCCATCACGGGAAGCCCTTGATAATGCGACTAAGGCCATGGGGTGTTCTTGGACAATCCAGAACAGCGAGTTGATTGTTACAAAAGCAGGCAAGCCAACGGACGACAGAGCGGTTGTTCTAAATAGCACCAGTGGCCTTGTCGGGTCGCCTGAGATCACAAAAACAGGAATCAAATTCAAGGCATTATTAGACCCCTGGCTTATGCCCAGGAGAATTGTCAAAATGGAATCCCGACTAGTTACGGGATTTTTCCTTATCCGAAAAGCTACGATAACCGGTGATAGCGGATACGAGAATAGCTACTTTTGCGAATGCATAGCGGAGGAATATTGATGTCCGAACGGCTGGAATCATTAACGGTGGCTGTGAACAACAAAATTGACGCCAGGTTCGCCCAGGTACATATCGGGATGTGGGCGAAAGTTATTTCCTGGGACGGTGTTTCGTTGGAAGCGCAGCCTATAGCGAATGTGAAATATAACGACGGTGAAGTCAGGCAATATCCAATCCTCACGGGGATACCAGTTATATGGCCTTCGGGTGGATCGTTCCAGATAACTTTTCCCTTGGACCCTGGCGATAGGATATGGCTGGCCTTCCACGATTGTTCACAGGAAGAATGCCTATTCTACGATGACGATTTTGTCACTCCCAGCATTGACCGCCGGTTTGATCTCAATGATGCGGTGGCGTTTCCAGGCGGAAGGCCTTTTGTGGATCCGTTGGAGAATGTTCCATCTGATGCGATGTTCATTGGCAAGGCTGGCGGTTTGCATTTAAGAGTCAAAGATGAGAGAATCACTGTAGGACATGAGGATTCGACGAAAGGTTATCTGTCCGTAAACTCGGATGGGAAATTCGCTATAACACGGAACGGAGTTGACTTATTGGGCTTGCTGGATGATCTGCTCGGAGTGCTTCAGGGAGCGCCAATACTTCTGGTCGATCCGGTGTCCCATACCGGACAATTCGACCTGGCGACCTTGTTATTGCTTACTAACATTCAGACCAGCCTTGCCACCATAAAGGAGTAATCATGATTGACTTGAGACTCGTTATGGATGCAGGGGATGAATATTATGGCGATATCTATTTGGGAGACGATCTTGATATCGGATACATTGCAGACGAAACCGATCCAGAAGGAATGCTGATCCAGCGGTTAACTGTCGGTTGCAACTTGCATCGCGGTGAGTGGCCATTGGATATAGAAGAAGGTGTTCCGTGGATTGATGCAATGGGGAAGAATGTTTCCCGATTTTTCTTCGTAGCAGAATTGAGCGATTATGTGAGCAAGCTATATGCGGTTGCTGCTGTAGAGAATATGGACTTTTCGATATCAGAAGGTCGTAAAAAGGATATCAGCTTCACTGTTGTCTCTACGCAGGGACAAATCGTGAACGGAGAAATCGGAGAATAAAAATGGTTTTCGGATTATTGCCAACCGGATATGTAAGAAAGAATTTGACCAACATCATTGGCGATATGGTCACATATTTGAAATCACCGAAACCGGACGGGTTAGGATTGAATATCAATACTCATCCTTCCTCCGCCCTGTATCAGATATTGACCTGGATTGCCAGGCCAATATCGGAGCAATGGCAATTACAGCAGAGCATGTTCGATTCTATTGACCCGGATGCGGCGACCGGTGCTGCGTTGCAAAATATTGGAGCTTTGGTTGGTGTCGATAAGCAACCGCCAACCGCAGCCTATGGCCCGATCAGGTGCTACGGAAATAATGGCGTGGTCATTGATGCAGGGAAACAGGTCGGAAATATTATCACAGGGTCCATATTCGAGATTCAAGACGCAGCCACCATCTCTTTATTGGTTAACACAACATTGAGCGCCGGACCCTATTTGGCCGGAATATTGTTGGTGGAGGTTGCCAGTGTTACGGATATCGGACTCGGTGATCGTGTTATCCTGGCGGAGGGTTTGGCTGCGGAGGAAATTGTTACGGTTACGGGTGTAGACATTCTTGCTGCGGAGATATCAATTTCGCAGACTGTCCATGCTCATGTATTGGGAGACACATTCCGTGTATACGCTGCCCAGGCGAGCGCTCAAGCGATAGAAGAAGACTTGCTCGTTATTGGAGGAAACCAGATTACTCAAATCATCACTCCGGTTGCTGGCTGGGCGACTGTTGACAATCCTACTGTGGACGGTGATTGGATCGACGGTTCAAATGAGGAGGATGATGAAACATATCGTGTCCGTATACAGAATAGTCTTCAAGTTATTGGGGCTGGACCTCAACCTGCAATTCGGGCACGGTTGGAAGCCCTGGCAGCGGTCACGAGCGCCAATGTTCTGAACAATACGACAATGGCAGTGGACTCGAACGGATTGCCTCCGAAATCATTTTGTCCTGTTATTTTCCCCACCGGTCTAAGCACGCAGGACGAGCTAGACGTGATGCAAACTATCTGGAACACAGCACCAGCGGGGATTGAAGTATACGGTGGTCCACAGAGTATTTATTTTTTGTTTACTAAAATAACCCCAGCCGTTGGAGGCGAGCTCTATACTGTTACAATTGACGGAACCGATTACACCTATACGGGTATCGCTGGCGACGACCAGGAAGATGTTCATGATGGTTTGGCAGCGGTTATCGTTGCTGCTATTTCTACACCAATTCCGACCCCTGTTTTTGCGTACTTGAATATCACGAGTGATACTGGTTATGGCGGTTTCACCTATACTGCCTCAACGGACGATTCTGATGTTGTTTTGACCATCATTGACGATCCGATTAATCGTTATGGTGTTGTGACCGACGAGGCGGGATATCCGCAACGGGTCGCGTTCCATTATGCAGAAGAAATTCAGATATATGTGGAGGCGACTTTGACCACGGATAGCAGTTTTCCTGGTGATGGAAACGAACTTGTGAAGCAGGCGATCAAAACCGCTGGCGACCTCATTCCCCTGGGTAATAATGTCGTTTTGCTTGATCTGATAGTTGCTTCCGCTTCTGTACCTGGCGTCATTGGTGTGCAGATGCAATCAAAGAAGGCTTCGCCACCTGGTGCCTGGCCTGCTGATTCCACGGATATTCCTATCCAGTTTTATGAATATGCAACGCTAGACCTGACCCGGATTGAGGTTGTGTGATGCTGCAAATTACAGATTACATTGACCGGATAGCCGGATATGTTTCGTCTTTTTTTGGTCGTAAAGAACGAATGACCGCAATCGTTTCTTCCATGTCCAGAGAAATTCAAGCCCTTGAGGATTCCGGTTTCAATGTGATGAGCAAGATGATCCTTGCTAATGCTGAAGGCGAAATGCTTGATATATATGGCCGGATAGTCGGTGTTATGCGGAACGGATTATCTGATGCAGAATATATACCATTGATAAATGCAAGGATTCTGTCGAACCGTTCCAGTGGCGAGACGGACAGGTTACTCAAAGTTCTGAATATATTACTTTCGCCGGACACGTTGAAATATGAACCTCTGTTCCCTGCGGGTATGCGTTTTGATTATACCGTCGGGGAATATGTAGGCGATATGTTGTGTCCTATCTACACAAAATGGATGCAAGAAATCGTTGGTGCAGGCATTGACTTGAACGGTATTTACGAAGCTTTGACAGGCCATGTATTTTCGTTGGGTGTTGATTATTCAACCCCTGAAATATTAGGTGGCCTGGGACTTTCCGAGGGCGGAGGTTTTTACGCCGAACCTGTTCCGGCTGGTATTCTTGCGGAAAGCATAATGGATACTCCGAGCGGATATCGTCCCAGCTATGATTCTGTTGTATATCATTCTGAGCAGATTGTTGGTCTTCGTAGCGGTTTGCTGCTGTATTATCGAATGGAGGACGATGCAGCGGATTATGACGTATACGACAGCGCCGGAGATTATCACGCTTTAAGCCATAACAGGCATACCTCAACATATTCTGCTGCTGGGAAAATCGGGAACGGATTTAAGATAGACGATGATTGGAACAAGAAAATTATTTTGAGTGCTCACTTATCAAGAATAGTGGCTCAAACAGCGGGAAGCATTGGGTTCTGGTACAAGAATACTAGCATAAGTAACGCCGGTTTTTTCGGTGTTGAGAATGCTACGTTTACGACTAAGACTGGAATTTATTCCGCCGGGGCGGATGGTCTTATAAGGTGGTATCGCTATGTTAACGGTTCTTTTCATGGAGCCTTGGTGGGTACTATTATCATAAACGATTATCAATGGCATTATATCACCGTTACCGTTGACGCGAACGGATCGAAAATATACATTGATGGAGAGATCGACGTTCAGGATTCTAATATTGAATGGTTTGATATATGTTCCGGTTTTGCCACGCAAGTCCATGTCGGCCAGTTAACAACGTATAGAATCCCAGGCGAGATTGATGAATTTGGTATGTGGAATCGGGCATTGACGATCCAAGAAATAAGAGCAATATATAACGAAGATTCGGGCCTGATTTTTCAGTCGGAGAAACATTATGGCCGATTCTAAACCGACTATCGATCTTCCTGATTGGGCGAATGATTCCGCTGGCGGAAATGATACATCTGTCAACCCTGGGCTTGGCACCGCAGATATAGCGGAACCTCTTGTGGCACAACGACAGACCGGAGCGCCCTATGCATCGCTCTGGCCACGAAAATTCCTCAACCATTTGCTATTTGCTGCGGGTGCGTATATCCGTTGGTTAACGAACACAATTGCAGAAGGGTATCTGATTGAGCATTATGGTGCCACCGATGTGGCGACCGGCGGAGACCCCATGTATGGGTATCACAAAGCTATACATCATATGGTTCTGCCACTTGCGTCTTCTATTAAAAAGCAACTGATCCAATCCATTGAGTACAATCCAGCGGTTGGATATCCTGCGGACTATTATGTTTATAGGCAATGCGAAGCAGATTCAAAGAACTCCACCTGGTACGTTGCGAACGCTCATTGGAACGAGACGACCAGTTTGTGGTATCGGGATAGCTCTGCATATAATGCAACCGCTATTCGTATTATGAATGGGCATATTGAATATCTGATGTTTGACACGACCACCGCGATAAGCTGGGCGGATACTGCGTGGCTGGTGACGTGCCGGATGAGCGCGACCACCGCTGTGGTTGCTGCTGCTTCTGGCATTCAGAGAGTTTCCACACTTTATATGGAACGAGCATCTGGCGTGGCCGGTTCCGGGGACTTTGTCGGTTCGTACAACATGCCGGTCAATACCACATCAGGATTTCTTTGCCTGCCTTCTTTGGTTGCCAACGGGATACCTGTCGGGACACCGGACCAAGAAGCGTATAATACAGCGGTTCCCGTGGTCACTGATCCGGCGAAAAATCTTGTTTGGTATCGCAACCCAATCACAGGGATATGGCATGAAAGGGCGTTCGTGCCTGTTATTGATACTCGCGAGGTCATCCCTGGTGGTGATCAGATCGTTCCTGATGCTACAATCCAGCCAGGCGGAGTTCCTGTTGTGTTGAGCGTCGCTGAACATTCTCAGCCGACGTTCCCTTCTGGTTATGGTGTTATTTATTTGAGGGAAGCAATCACAGCGGTGGACCAGGGTGCGAAACAATTCACTATCGCAGGTGATTTCTCTACTGTTTTGATCCCTGGCATGCGTATCGCCGTTCACTCCGCTGCTAACACTGGAAACGATGGTGGTTATCAGGTTGTGACCGCTGTATATGGTGCAGGTGTTACGGTTATAACGACGCTGAATTCTCCGCTCCACGTATCCGATGGAGACTATGTTGAGACGCTGTATTTCAAAGCAGATCGGAAAATGAACTTGAAATTGATGTGTCATGCGGGGTGCGAAGCAACTAACGCATTTAAGGCAGATGATTGGATTGCGTTATATGTCCATCAGTATGATGCATCCACTACCACATGGAATTTGAAACTAAAACAGAAATATGATTTTTTGGTGAATGTGGCTGCTGCTGCTTCTGAAATAGAAAATTCTTTTTCTGCACAGATCCACCTTGACGTTGACGACATCTTCGGGATGAGATTTATTCAAACAAATTTGACGAATGTTCCTCATAAACTTTTAAGCGGGACCACCTACGCATTTATCAACGAAATTTAGAGGCACCCATGCAAAAATATGTATCGAGCGATCCTATAGTATGGGGAATAGGTTATGCCTTAATAGGCGCTCTATTCTCCATCGCTGGGTTTTGGGTGGTGAAATGGATTAAAGGGATAGACAGTCGTCTCGATAACATGGAAAAGAAGTTCGATAAGGTATTCGCCTGGCTTGAACAGCTTCCCCGTAAAGACGAAATGGAACGGCTCGACAAGCGAACCGAAGAATTTGTCACGAAGGAACTCTGTGAAGAACGCAGCCAGCGTGTAATCGCTAGCGTGGAGGATAAATAATGCCTATCTACAAGGTGCCTTTGCAACCATCATCAAATTGTAATTCCCGTGGCGGAGCGTCTGTCGATACGATTATCCTGCACTA